TACCACCCCACAATGCAATACCCCAACCAAACGCACCAAGTTGTTCTGGTGGTCCTACATGATAGTATTGATAATATTTAACACTTCCAGATGTAGTGGCACCGGAACCTGTTTCATTATTATCCATCGTAATAGTTATTTCATCAGTAGCCGGTACACTTGTTACCATATACTTTACATCATCAAAATCTGATGCTGAATAATTAGAATTAGTTGCAGTTGAGAAATCACTAAATAATATAATGTCCCCAGCTACGAAACTATGTGGTGAAGGAAAAGTTATTGTAACTACATTTGATCCATTACTTGTAGTAAAACAATTTGATAAAGTTGTGCCTGATGGATTAACTAAAGGATGTATGTCATAGTAAACACCCCCTGAGTATATGTATAAAATTCTATTAGTTCCTATCGCTGCAAATTTTGTAGAATCTTTATTAACAAAATGATGTAGACCTCTTGCTGCACCCGTTAATTTATCTTGTCCTAATTGATTCCAACCACCTATTTTTTCAGGTGTGCCATATCTAAAACGAACATTTTCTCCACCTGTCCATTGAGACTCAGCACCTGTTGATGTGACTTGTTTATTAAATCCCGGTAGGAATCCTAATTTTTGTAGCATATAACCTCATTTTATTATGCCTTTCGTCATAGACGGAAGACCTAACATTGGCCTCTTGTCGAACCTATTCTTTTCAGCAAAAGGACCATTTACATGGTTATAATGAAGAAACACTTGTCCGCAAGTATTTCCTTCAAACGGTTCTCTCCAATGCTCTAATTCACACCCACTATATACTAGCATATCGCCAACTTCAAGTAGGACTTTCGTGCCTTTAGGAGCATTAGGTTTATGTATATTTCTTTGTTCATCAATGACAGTATCTGCACCTGTACCGTCTATAAAAATAGGCCATGGATCTCCACCAAGGTTAATTGTGGTTGATATTTCACAACTAGGTCTATCTTTGTGTCTTTTTAATTCATCTCCCTTCTTATATAGTCTAGCATATGAATAAGTTGGAATTAAATTTAAGCCTGTTTCTTGTTGCATTACTGGTAATACTTTCACTAACAAAGTCTCCATTACAAGGTCAGCATAATGAGAGTAAGTGTTTGGAATCTGTTGATCTTTCCATGTGCCCAACATACCAGTGTCATAGGTTATATTATTATCATACATCCATTCAGCTGCATCACGTTTAAGTAGAAAATAGTTAAATATAAAATTAGCTAACTCGTAGTTAACTGCTTTTTTTATTACTTGATATTTATTAAAAGCCATCTTGTATAAAATTAAAACTTACTGATATTCTTATATCATTTGATTGATTAGGTTCAACACCATGCCATAACCATGCAGGAAACATAACTAATCTACCTTCATTATTATCTAAATGAACTTCTCTCCACAAATGTTTTGGTGGTTGACCTTTAATTCTTGAAGGCATTGTAGTTTGTATTCCTGGTCTTGGATCATTAAAAACTATCTTACCACAATTAGATGGTGTTTTTACATAATACACACCACTAAATAAACTATTGGGATGCACGTGTGGTCTGTTATACCCACCCGGATAATTTATATTAGCCCACATATTACCTAATTTTGGTTTTCTGTCTAACCATTCTTGTTTGTATATTTCTTCTTGCATTAAAAACAATTCATCAATTAAAGGTTTAAATTGTGGAAAGGTATGCATATTAGTTGGGCTATGCCAACCATTCATATTTGTTTTTTTAACACCTGAATCTTGTTTAGACCAAGCAATAATTTCATTAGCTAATTGTTGATTATCTAACTTTATATCTTTACCGTATATAGTGGTTGGAAAAAATTGTTCTGCAAACATCATCTAAATGGTTTACCTCCAAACCAAACAACTAAAGATTGCCTTACACCTTTTTTTACAGGATTAACTCTATGATTTAAAAATGATGCAAACATAATTGCATGACCTTGTTTAAGTTCTGCAAATTTACCTGGTGCCATTAGTTCTAAATCTCCACCTTCAAACTCTGATGGATCATTTAATAATAATGTCATTGATATTTTTCGCACCGGTGGTTCATGTTGCATGTTCACATCACAATCCATATGCCAATCATANAATCCACCTTCTGGATATTCTGTAAACTGTGCGTTCTCTGTTATTCTTATATCACCAAAACCAAAATGGTTTTCATTACATTTTTGTATAAATTTATTTAAATCTTGATACATATGTTGCATTTCTTTAAATGGTATCCAAGATATTGTAGTCACTCTTTTCTTTGTATCCATACCGCCATCAACTTTACCCATACCGATTTTAGCTTGTTGTGGTTTTTGTTTTCTCCCACATTCAATAATNTGTCGACATTGATCTGGTGTAAACAATGGCGTAGTTGTTTGAACTATCCAACTCTTCCATTTAGGTTCTGAAATTATTTTATTTTCGTACATTAATTTACTCCTCTATTCATTATTGGATTATATTCTACATCCATATTTGCGGCTAGTGTTCTTCTATATCCTGGACCGTTAAAAGGATATACGCAATGTCTCATGTCATATGGAAATATAAAAAAATCTCTTTCATTAATTTCTGGTTGATAATCTACATTTGCAAAGTGACCATTAGCTGAACCCAGTATTTGTAGTCTACCATTTTGCGGTGAATCCGCTGCTGAATATTCTACACCAAAACTTTCTGGTAGTTTTAAAATCATAACACTTGATAAACCTGTAAACAATGATCCTTGGTGCACGTGCACTGGATTATATTCGTGTTCAAACATTGTGTTAACCCAAATAGAATTTAAATGTAAATTATATTGTTTAACTTTGTTAAACTCTAAATAATGTCTAAATTTTAATTCAAACCAATTTAACACATCTGCTGGTAAATGATTATGTTTAGTCATCTTAGAACTATCTTCACCGTTGTAAAATAAACTATGTTCTTTTTCAATTTTACCAACTAATTGTTTATTAGCAGGTTTTAATTCAGGGTATTTTGTTTCATAGATATTGTTAAGAGTATGAAATACATCCAAAGGAACTTGATATCTTATTATTGACTGACCTAAAAAAGTAACTTTAAAACCTAATGTGTCCATACTTTTGTTTTATCCTTTCTGGAATTTTTTCTATGTAAGGGTTGTATACTTTTCTAACGGGTCCATCAAATAATTTATGCATATTGCTACCAACTATTTTGTCATCATAAGATAAACCGTTTACTTTTACTTGATCTAAATTATTAAACCGGTGATTAAAATAAGGTTCACCTATAAATTGATATATTTTTCTAAACTCTTGTTCTGGATTTGTGACTAAATCATCATACTTTACAAAGTGACAGATATCTAGATGGTTGTGTGCATTTTTCATTGCCTCTAAAGCTTTTGCAACTGCACCGTCTTTATTCATAATCATTGTTAGTTTTTCCTCATCGTTTTTACAATCATATCTATTTGGAAATGCATCGGGATTTTCTGTGTACCACTGCATGTAACTAGCTAAAACATCCATTAAATCTCTAAGTAAAACTATACATTTAAAAGGACGTTTAAAATGTTTTTGCATCAATTGAAAATTACCTGTTGTCATAACAGGACCTCTATCTATAATTATTCGTTGAGGCCAATCTTTATAGTAAATATCAAACACAGAATCTAACACATTGTCTAATGATCTATGNTCTGGATAATTTAAAAACACATCTGTATTTTTTAATAAAAACAAATCTTTTATTATCTCTAGTGTAATAGAGTTAGGTGTTGCAGCTATCTCAGGATTCTGATTCATAATACTTGCAAATAAAGTATTACCCGATCTAGGTTGTGCTACTAAAAATAAAAGTTGTTTATTTTTCTTTTGCTCCGAGGTCACTAGTTATTTGTTCTTTCTTGTTGTAAATCATTTCTCCTGATTTTTTAACTCTTTCTATAGTTTGTAATTGTCCAAGTACATTAAATACTTCTGGCTGTGATGAACCTGAAGTTAATGTCTCTGCTTTGTTTTTCATTATTAAATGATAAGAATCTAATTGGTGCCTGTTAACATCTTGAGTATCAAACGAACCATCATCAAATTCTTTTTTGAGTGCAGACCATAATTTAATTTCTCTCATACGGTCTCTTGCAACAAGTTGCATATTAGCAAGACCATATCTAGCTTCATCTAAATCTATTTTATATTTTTCTAATTTATATTCATCAGTTTCAGATTCTACTTTTTTCTCTAGCCATTTAACTTTAGCCTCACTTCTTCTGCAATCAAATGATAGAGCCATTAAATTTTCTAAAAATACGTTTTGTTCTCTAACACATTGCCAATACTTAGAAGCTTTAGTTGGATACTTTGCATCCTGTAACACAGACATTCTCATCTCTGTCTCTGTTCTAAATACTTGTTTCTTNGTCCATGTGTCACGAAGCTCGGCNGTCATAGCCTTAAACTCTTTNACGTCTTCTGGNTCTAATAAATTATTTAAACTTGGTGCTTCTTTTTCAATAAGCGCATGTATGTTTCTTTTTTCTGTCATAATATATATCCTTTCAATAAGAAAAGAATATAAGCTTTATTACGAAGTTGTCAAGGTAGAAGCCGTAGCAGCAGGTGTTCCTTGATATGTATATTCTTCTGTACTGTTTACGTTTGTAGTTCCTGTATATCCACCGGCAGCAAACGCTTCTGTGGTATTTCCACTTCCACCAATACTTCCTCTTGCTGTTGCCAAATTTGCAGTGTTAACAAAAGACGTTCCATTNTATTCTTCAGTTGCANCAGTTCTTGAAGGTGGATTACCTGCAGTNCCACCAAAAACAACAGATGCTGTAGAGGTTCCGTTTTTAGCCATAGATCCTATTCCTTTTAATACGGTTANAGTTCCAGAACCAGTTGTCCAATTAGTTCCATCGTAAACAACAGTTGCACCATTTTCTACTTGTCTTACTCCAACAGTTGCTGTTTGAGTTCCTGATGCATTAAAATATGTGTTGGGTCCTGTGGGAACTGTGTTTCCAGTTGACCAAGCAGAGCCATTATACTCTTCTGTAGATTGTGTTTTTGAAGGTGGCGCATAAGGAGAACTTGCTCCAACATATCCACCAAAACCTAAACCAGCAGCTTCTGTTCCAGACCAACCTCC